TTTTATTCCGATGATATCATCAGCAATACCACGGACCCTATTTACATTACTATCTGTATCTGTGGGTCTGGTTGCCATTACTTGATACCTAATTCTTTTTCAGTCATAACTTTAAACTCCCATCTCCTATCTGCACAGTAATCTTGTGCTGCTCTCCACTTTGCCTGATTTTTAGCATACTCATATGCTTCGTTCAGGTATTTTTTTGTCTGCCTCTTTGGTTTGGGTGGAGGGGAACACTGCCTCATTGGTTTGATTTCAATCAAAGATGATTTGATTTTACCACTTATATCTTTGTACTTAATAAAGAAGTCTGGAAAGTAACGATGAACCTTATTATCAATAGGAGAACGATATGGGATACAAAACTCTTCCGACTGCCATTCTATAACACTTGGATTATTATCACAGTAGACCATAAACTTGCGTTCCCAGAGAGAACGGTATACAATATTGGTCGGATCACCCTTATATTTCTTAGGATAAGATGGTTTGTATTTTCCCTTATATGACATCTAAATAACTAAACAATCACCTAAGAGTATTTAGAGTGCCTAGACCATTTCCGAAAAAGATATCTCAGATTAAACCAACCTTAAGTAATCTTTCTGTTAGTTCGCACTTTGCAGTTACTTTCGCAGGATTATCTGGTGGGTTGATGACCCACTTAAAGACTAAAGGTATTTTAGACAGATATATTGCAGATGACCTGTCTTTGTTATGTTGTAGAGCATCTCTTCCTGGTAGTGCTCACGCAACCACAAATATCATAGGAAACTATCAGGGTCTTGCTGAAAAAATGGCACACACCAGGACATTTACACAAATGTCCATGGAATTCTATGTTGATAACAAATATAGATCTTTAAAATTTCTTGAGCATTGGTTAGAATATATGTCTGGTGGTTCTCGTTTGGATGGTGCAGATCCAACGAGAGATGGATACTACTTTAGAATGAGATATCCTGATGATTATAAGTGTTCAGAAACAAGAATTATCAAATTTGAACGTGATTATAAAAATTATCTAGAATACAAATTCATTAACCTTTTCCCATTGTCATTGGATGCTATACCAGTTTCATATGAGGGGTCACAGATACTGAAGGCAACAGCAATTTTTTCATATGATTATCATATTGCTGGAAAATCGTCATCTCTTGACAGAAAGAGAGATGAAGCAGAGAATGATTCACCATCGCAAAAGCAACAAGCAAAATCTTTTGCAGAACAGTATGCAAACAAAAATTTGGATGGATCTAAGGATTTCTTAGGAGTTGCTTTACCTAATGATATGAGAAACCGTAATTCATCAAGTTCTAGATTGATCGCTGATGATAGATTTTTGAACGGCGACAATGCTTTATTGATTTCTGAAGGTATTCGTGGTTTTGGTTCTTCTAGTAATAGAGGTAGTAATAGAAAATCGTAATAAATAATTTTACTGATGTGCATAGATTGTAATGCCTTTACCAAAGATTTCCACACCAACCTATGAGTTGGTGATTCCTTCTACTAAGAAAAAGATCAAGTACAGACCATTCTTAGTTAAAGAAGAAAAAGTTTTAATTATCGCGATGGAGAGTGAAAACACCACCACCATTGCAAATGCAGTCAAAGAAGTTATCTCTAACTGCGTGCTTACGAGAGGCGTAAAAGTAAACGAACTCGCAACTTTTGATATTGAATACCTTTTCCTCAATATTAGAGGAAAATCAGTAGGTGAAGAAGTCGAAGTTCTTGTCACCTGTCCAGATGATGGAGAAACAAAAGTTCCAACAGTAATTACTTTGGATGAGATTGAGGTTCAATTTGATGAAGATCATTCTAGAGATATCAAATTAGATGATAAACTCTCTATGAGATTGAAATATCCATCTATGGATGAATTTGTAAAAAGCAATTTCACTCTCAATGATATTGATGTTGACGATACCTTTGAAATTGTGATGTCTTGTGTTGAACAAATTTACAATGAAGAAGAATCTTGGTCAACTAAGGATTGTACTAAAAAAGAAATGAGAGAATTTATTGAGCAATTAAGTTCAAAACAATTCAAAGAAGTTGAAAAGTTTTTTGCTACAATGCCAAAACTTTCACATACAATTAATATCACAAATCCAAATACTGGTGTAGAAAATGAAGTTGTTCTTGAGGGATTAGCAAGTTTTTTCGCGTGAGTATGGCTCATACTGATCTTGAGTCATACTTTAGAATCAATTTTGCCTTGATGCAACACCATAAATATAGCTTGACAGAACTTGAAAATATGATACCTTGGGAGAAAGAAATCTATCTTACTTTCCTCCAACAATACATTGAAGAAGAAAATCTGAAAGCACAACACGAACAGATGCATGGTTGAAGTTTCACCAATAGTAGCAAGAAGATCTAGAATTTCTGCCTCTTCTTTTGTAGGAAGCAGAGACACTCGTCCTGTCGCGCAGGCAAGAGATCAGGCACTATTGAGTCAGAATTCAATTCAGTTAGCAAGGGTATCTGGAGAAATCAGAACTCTTTCTGCACAGGTAAATCAATTATCAAACTCGCTACAAGCAGTAAGATCTGATCTTGCCGCTCAACAAGCATTAGAAAGGCAGAAAGAAAGACAAGAGCAAGTAATTCAAAATAGATTAGCACAACAAAAACTGAGAGAAGGAAAGGAAAGTGTTGTTGAGCAGAAAATTCGAGCAGCAGTTTTAGCACCTGCAATCAAACTGGGTCAAAAAACACAGGGTGCATTGAACAGTTTGAGTGGATTTTTGTTTAGGTTGTTTGGAAGTTGGTTGACGATAAAAGGTGTTCAAACATTAAATGCCTTTGCCACTGGAAATACTGAAAGATTAGAAAAACTTAAAAATCAGGTAATTACTGGAGTTGCTTCATACGTAGCACTAACATCTGCTATTAAAGGTGCTTTAGTTGGATTTAGAGGTGCCTTTGGAAAGATTAACTTGATATTGCTTGGCATATCAGCTATCGCACTGTTTAGAGATCCTATTCAAAACTTTGTGGCAATGATATGGGAAAAAACAAAAGAGATAATAAGAGGAGTTATTGATTATGTTGACGAGCAAACCAATGGTTTATTGAAACAAAATTTTCAAACACCATCTTGGTTACAAGCATCTCAACAACAACAGCAACAAACAAGTGGAAATCAACTTGAACCAACAGTTGAATTGATTCGTGGTCCAGATGGAACAATCAGACGGGAACCAATAAAGAAACCTTCAACTCAACCAATGACGGGTCAGGGTGGACCTAATTCAAATTTACCAATTAATTATCCACAAGGATCACAACAACCATCTACTCAACAACAACCATTAACTGGTAACAAAACAAGATATAGAAATATTCATCAAGAAGAACCTGTAGCACAACCTACAGAGACAGTGATGGGTAACAAGGTGGAATCAGAGGGATTTACACCATCTGAACAACCTCAAGAGAGTGCAGAGATTAAAAAGTTAAAACATGAAATCGGTGAAGCCCGTGCTGATATGGTTATGAATCGCATATCTGCAGAGGAGTTCAAAGAAATTAAAAGAACTAATGAAGCACAAATTGAAGAACTTAGAGCATCTCAACCCACAGTAGAACCATCTCAACCTCTAACTAAAGAACAACAGTTTAGACAAGAGACTGCCAGGAGAGAAGCACTTCCTGAAAATCAAATTGGTGCAAAAGTAACTGATCCTGAGATTCTTGCTATGATTGAGCAAGAAAACTATATTAAAGAAACTGGAAAACTACCACCAAATTACTTTGGACCAACTTCAAATAGAAGGAATGTTGCTGAAAATATTCAAAACTTTGTGCCTGAGGAAAAGATAAGTGTTGTTCCTATGGAAGTTCCACAAGAACCACCACCAGCTCAGGAAGTAGATTCTGGTGGAGGAAGCATATCTCCGACACCCGCATATCTTCCCTTTGATCCTGGTAATCCTTGGAGATTTGGTGCATTCAGAGACTATAACGTCGTAACATAAGATGTCAAGATTCTTACTAAAAAATAGAAGCACACTTCGAGGTATAAGAGGTTCATTGTCCTCTTTTTCTGAAGGTCTTACTGCAGCAAATAAAAATATATTAAACATTAGAAAGACATTATCAGAAGGTAATAGGCAGAAGAAAAAGGCACTAAGCACTTCATTTTCTTTGTTTGCAAGGAGGAGAGCTGCTGTAAGAAGAGCGGAACAAGAGGATATTGTTGAAGCAAGTAATCTTGGTAGTTTGACGAAAAGAACTCCTACTAAAATCGCATCTAGTAGTACAAGGGGAGTTCTTGGAAGAATATTTGATATTGTTGGATCAGTTCTTGTAGGTTGGGCAGTTCTCAATTTACCTAAGATTCTTAAAGGTGCTCAGGAACTGAGAGAAAAATTAAAAAATATTTACAGCACTGTCAGCACTTGGTTCAATAGAACTTTAAATTTTTTCAATATATTTAATTCGGAATTAGATACACAATCTTTAGAAGTTGGTAATCTTTTAAATTTCGATCCCGACAAAAATGAAATTGATAAACTTAGTAAAACACAAAACGAAAGTTTAGATAAAATTCAAACTCATTTGCTGCAAGCACGCACTTCACTAGAATCTTTGACTAATCAAAGTGAAATTGACAAACTGTTTGGAAACGAAACTGCAACTCCAAGTCCACAAGGTAACACTCAATCTCAAAACCAATCTCAACCTTTAAACGCAACTTCAGCACAAACACCCCTGATACCACAATCACAACCACTGTCAGGTCAAGGAACCTCAAAGACATCATTGGCAAAAATGATTAGAGGTGCTGAAGGAAGTGGATATGGTTCGGTTTATTCTGGTCATTTGAAAGGATTCAGAAGAGGTGCTGAAGATATTACACAGATGACAATCAGTCAATTAGTCCAATTCCAAAAAGATTATCTTGCTCATCAAGCAGCAAAAGGTGTTCCAGCAGACAAGAGAAGTGCAGCAGTTGGTGCATATCAGATGTTGAAACCAGAAGAATATGTCAATAAAGCAGGATTGAAAATGAGTGATAAATTCACCCCAGAAAATCAAGACAAACTTTTTGAAGCATATCTTGAGGGAAGAGGTATGACTAGGGAGTTGGCAAGAACTGATCCTAAAAAATTCTCTGAGTTACTTTCTAAATCGTTTGCTGGTGTTCCTGTTACTTCGGATATGCAGGGATATGTTCAGCCAGTTGAAAGGGGG